AAAATGAATGACAATTATGTTGTTTATCACCTACACAGCGAATTAAGCCTACTTGATAGTTGTACTAACTTTAAGCTGTATGTAGACAGAGCGAAAGAATTAGGGCAGAAAGCAATCTGTTTTACGGAGCATGGAACAATTCTAAGCTGGGTTGATAAGAAAATGTACTGCAAAAAGCAGGGTATAAAGTATCTTCATGGTGTTGAAATCTATCTTACGCAGACTCATGATGAAAAGATACGAGATAACATGCACACAATTCTGATTGCTCGAAATCATGATGGCGTTAAAGAAATTAACAGCATTATAGAGCTATCGTCAAGGGATGACCATAGGTACTACAATGACCGCATTAGCTTTGATGAGTTCTTTGCTATATCGGATAACATTATCAAAATATCAGCTTGCCTTGCATCTCCGCTCAATAATATAAACGAAAAAGATCCTATTTTTGAAAAGTTGGTGAGGACATATGATTTCTTGGAGGTACAGCCACATATAACATCGCAAGATCAAAAAGACTATAACAAAAAGATATCAAGACTTTCTAAGAAATATGGGATTCCGTTAATTGCGGGAACTGATACCCATAGCTTAGATAGATACAAAGCTGAGTGCAGAGGCATCCTGCTAAAAGCAAAACGCAAATCATATGGCAATGAGGACGAGTTTGATTTAACCTACAAAACATATGATGAATTGGTCGAAATGTTTATGCTCCAAGGCGTACTATCTGAATCAGAATATCTTCAAGCTATAGAAAATACTAACATAATGGCTGATAGCGTGGAAGAGTTTGATTTGGATTTATCTTTCAAATATCCTACCCTATACGAAGATGAAGAAACGATATTTTGGGATAGGATAATACGAATGCATAACGAAAAATTACAGAACGGCATTATCAAAGATAACCCTAAGTATATGGAAAATATAACTGACGAGTTTGAAGTATTCAAAAAAATAGGCATGTGCAGCTTCATGTTGTTCATGTCAGAACTGATGTGTTGGTGCTGGAAGAATAATATACCATCATCGCCATGTAGGGGTTCCGTTGGTGGCAGCACAATAGCTTACATTACGGATATCACGGATGTTGACCCAATCGTATGGAATACAGTGTTTTCACGATTTGCTAACGAGGATCGTATAGAAATCGGAGATGTTGACGTAGACTTTGCACCAGAAGATAGGGAAAAGGTGTATCAGTATATCATTGATAGGTTCGGTGAGCAGTACACTTCTTACATTATGACTACTGGAACATGTGTTGAGAAAGGTACAATTGATGAAATTTGTCGCGCCTTGGATATACCTCTTAATACGGCAGACAAAATTAAAGCTGAGTATGCCAGCAATCCAGATAGCGCAAGAGAGAGGTATTCAGATATATTTTACTACTTTGATGGTTTGATAGGCACTGCAATTTCCAAAGGCATACATCCAGCAGCCATGATTATTAGCCCCATTACATTAGCCGACAATTATGGAATTTATCATAACGATGGAAAGCGAATAATTTCTATCAATATGGAAGAAGTGCATGAAGTTTCGCTGGTTAAGTATGATATTCTTGGTTTGAAAAATGTGGGTGTAATCAAGACATGCTGTGAATTAGCTGGCATTCCATATCCGAAATCGCACACTATTAATTGGCAAGATGAAAATGTCTTTGATGACATATGTAAGAGCAATATAGGAATTTTCCAGTTTGAGAGTGGTTATGCTGGCGAAAGCCTAAAGAAGTTTGAGCCACAAAAAATCAACGATATGTCACTTGTAAATGCTGCTATACGCCCATCTGGAGCATCCTTTAGGGATAAATTGTTTGCCAAACAGACTCAAAAAAATCCCTCGAAAGTAATAGATGATATGCTTTCGGCAAACTACGGATACCTTTGTTTTCAGGAAGATACAATAAAGTTTTTAAAGGACATATGTGGCTTGTCTGGCAGTGAAGCTGATAATATACGCCGCGCCATTGGTCGTAAGCAAAAGGATAGGCTTGAAAAAGCACTGCCACAAATATTAGAGGGATATTGCAGCAAATCAACAAGTAACCGAGAAGTTGCAGAAAAGGAAGCGCATACCTTCTTGCAGATAATCGAAGATAGTTCGGATTATCAATTTGGATATAACCACTCAACAGGATATTCAATGTTAGGCTATATGTGCGCCTATATGCGTTATTACTACCCACTAGAGTTTTGTACTGCGTTACTGGCAAATGCTAAGACCGAAAATGATACAGTGGATGCTACTGAGCTTGCCAGACTTTTGAAAGTGAAAATTAACCCCATCAAGTTTAGACGTTCAAGGGCAGGCTACACGCCAGACAAAGCTAACAATGCCATATATAAGGGCATTGAATCAGTTAAATATTGCAATACAGCAATGGGTGAAGCCCTTTATCTAATCAAAGACAAAAAACATAATACATTCATTGACTTGTTGCTTGAACTCAAGGATATGTCAATCAACAGCCGCCAACTGGATATTCTGATAAAGCTAGATTTCTTTTCGGAATTTGGTAATAGTAAAGTGTTGCTAAAAGTCGTTGAAGTATATGAGCTATTCAAGCAGGGTGCAGCAAAGCAAATATCCAAAGACAAAATTGAGGATACTACGATTTCTGGCATCATATCAAGATATAGCAGAGAAACAGAGAAGAGGTATGTCTTAAATGATATTGTTGGTTGCATCAAAGAAATAGAACAATATGTCACGTCTATGGATATTGTAGACTTTACAGTGAAAGAAAAAGCAAGCATCCAGCTTGAATACCTTGGATATGTTGACGTAAGAACAGGCTTGGATAGTGACATTAATAAACTGTTCGTCCTGGATGTCCAGAAGCTAAAAACCAAGGATAAAAGCAAAGTATGGGCATACAAAATCAAGACAATTTCGCTTGGTAGAGGTAAACAGTCAGAGCTAACCATTTACAGTAGGGATTATGACAATAACCCACTCAGCAAGTTTGACACAATTGAAATTAAAAAAGAGTATCTTCAAAAGAAAGAGTACAACGGTTATACAAACTGGTATCTGAGCAACTATAAAATTATTGAATAGGGGTGAACGAATGGACGCAGTAAAGGAAATATTCGAGTTGCTACAATTAACTAGCGGTAAACTAGATAAAGAGAATATATTGCAAAGCAATAAAGATAACGCACAGATGCGGTTTGTACTGCATTATATTCTAAATCCATTTATAACTACTGGACTATCAACTAAAAAGATTAACAAGGCGGTTACGGCAATTCCGACACGACAATTCGCAACCGCAGAAGAAGCTATGACATATCTTGAGCAGAATAACACTGGTACAGATGAAGTTATAGCCAATATCCAAGGCTTCCTAAATGGTTGCTCAGAAGAGATGCAAGACTTTTTTGCTTCGGTCTTTACAAAATCAATCAAACTTGGGTGCGCTGCTACAACTGTCAATAAGGTTTTTGGTAAAGATTTTGTTCCAAAGTTTGAATGTATGCTTGCAGAAAAATACTTTGACTGTGTTGATAGGGTTAATGGGAAGGATTTTTCGATTACGCTTAAACTTGATGGTATACGTGCTTTAATTATCAAAAACGAGAACGAAGTGAGCATATTTAGCCGACAAGGGCAACCGATCGAAGGGTTGGTTGAAATTGAACAGGAACTACTAAAGCATCCTTCAAAATGGTTTGTGCTTGATGGGGAGCTGCTTATATCAAACACAGAAGGAATTTCAAGCAAAGAGCAATATAAAGCAACTACTAAGATTGTTCGCAAAGATGGCATAAAGCATGGTGTTACATTTTGGGCATTCGATTTTTTACAGCTTAATGAATTTAAAAGCCAGAAATGTAAAACGCCTTACAAAACAAGACGTGAAGTTTTAGAAATTCTTTTTGACCCTGACCACAATAAATACATTAAGCATATAAAGGTTTTGCCATCCTTGTATTGCGGAAGCGACCAATCTAAAATCATTGAGCTTCTTGACGAGGTAAGAGTTAGTGGCGAAGAAGGAGTTATGGTTAGTATAAATGATTCCACTTACGAATTTAAACGCACAAAGAACCTTCTTAAAGTCAAGGTTATGCAAGATTGTGATTTGAAGATTATTGGATTTGAGGAAGGTCAAGGTAGATTAACTGGCACACTAGGGCGGTTAAATGTAGATTACAAAGGCAATGTACTTGGTGTTGGTAGCGGTTTTAGCGATGAGCAGCGAGAATACTTCTGGAGTAATCAAGATGCGTTGCTTGGTCGTGTTATAACAGTACAATATTTTGAAGAATCACAGGATAAAGATGGGGTTGTATCACTAAGATTTCCTGTGTTTAAGGAACTAAGAGAGCCTGGTAAGGCTGTAAGTTATGCGTAGGGAGCAATCTGGTAACATGTCAACCCCCAAATGAAAAATATTTTCCATACAAGGATTTATAAAAATAATCAGCAAACAAGCCTATCGTAGAGAGGCTTGTAAATTGGAAATATTTAGTTGGTGTTGACCACTTTGTCCGAATAAAGCCGATTTTCACCCAGCAATGTGAAAATCAATCGGATTAACTTTCTGGCAGTAAG